TGTAGAAGTATAAGTAGAAAACCTATAAAGCATAGTATCTGTAGCAACAAAAGTAGCAGTTCCGTTTACAAAATATGATGGGTTTGATACATCATCAGGGATAAGCATAATCTTATACCTATTCTCATTACCTGCGATATTAATGTCATTCCATTCTATATTTAATATATCACCAGCTTTTACTTTTACATTCTCGCTTCTTAAGTAATCAGCAGTATCTAGCATATTGGTAGTATATGATGTAATTAATACACCACCTGCCGTTGGGTTCAACTTGCTATATGTCATTGTCCCAAATTCATAAAAAGCATCAGGTTCAGCCCCTGACCAAGATTGGAAATAAGCATTTAATATGTTTTTGGCATTTTGTATTCTATGTATAAACTTAAATGAGTTTTTAGGGATATTTAATCCCATTAACATAGATTTGTTTAGTTGCTTAAAATTGTTTGTGCCATCTACCTGTATAGATGCAGGATATGTTGTCGTATAAGTTGACTGATAATTACCTGCATTATTATATACAAAATAAGACGGTGTAGCGTTCCTAGTTAAACAACCATAGCTTTCTATGTGCCAATGGTCATCTTTATAGTAGCATTCCCACCCATATTTTCTACATAACTGTTCTAATATTTCATAATAGGTTAAGTATGTACCAGGCTCAGTACAAAAGTAATTGTTCCTAATAGACATACTTTCTATATTTCTACCAGCAACACTTGCAGTTTGATAGAATTGATTAACCCATATATCTAACGAAAGGTCTGATTTTGATAAAGCACCTGATATATATTTTATAATAGATGTCTTATCACCTGCTCTAAAACCAAATAGGTTTAAAGTATCAAAGTATAATCTGCTTTGCTTTAGCTTACCTAATCCATCTACAAACACTAAGGAATAACTAGCCAAGTCAACTACACTAAATTGTATGTTTTCTGATGGTAAAAAAGTTCCTCTCCATATCACACTTGTTGCAGTAAATGAACTACCTGAAGCAGTACCATTCTCAACAGTTATCATTATGTCATTATCATCTGCATTAAGAAACTCTTGAATATCAAGGTTAGGAGAATTGTATATATTTAATGTTGCCTTTGTTGCTATAATAGGCACATAAGAATCACCATCTGCATTAATGGTTTCTATTGTTATTGGGCTTGTAGTTCCATATAATGGATATTTATCTCCTGTATATCCATCTAAATATATTCTAATTCTATACGCATCTACTACACCGCTGGGTGGTTGATATATATCGTTAAATATTAACTCGTATTTAGGTGTTGTAAATGCCATATTAGAATGATAAGTTATTGTTTCTTTGAGCCTTATTCATCAAAATTAGTAAATCATTTCCGCTTATTCTAGCTTCAAGTGTACCGCCTCCACTGCTCCCTATTAAGTTTTTAAGCTTATCTAATGGAGCTACAATTTCAGGGTTGCTTCTAGCACCAGGATATTCTCCTACAAGTCTAAAAGATGGGCCACCAAATATTCCACCATTTGCAGTTTCTTTTGCTTTTATTTCTTCGGTAGGCTTTGCATCAGCACCAAATAAATTACCACCAAACCCCATCCCTTGCAAAAATAATCCTCCAAATAGTTTAGAACCTCCACCTGCTGCAGCTAATTTACTTGGGAATAAAATAGAAATCAATGCAACTGCTATAGCTGCAGATATTATAACCTTTGCTAATTGTTTTAATATACTTTGAAATGCATTGCTTAAAACATCTCCTATATTTTCACCCTTTTCTAATAATAAGTCTAAAGAAGGGCCTAATGCAGACATTAAACCATTCCCTATTTTAAGCATATTATCAAATGCATTTTTAGTTATATCATCTGTAAGCTTTATAAATTTTGCAGTAGAATCAGCAGATAATTTTAAATAGTCTTGATAATTTATTGCACCACCTATAAACAAAGAATCCAAGGTAGCTTGTTCCTCTATTGCAATACTCTTTAATTGCTCTTTATTATTAGTAGCAAAATTTCTTTTATTATTATAATACTCCTTTAAATATAATAGTGATTGATTATAATTACTTTGTTCTTGTTTTAATTTTTCCTTATCTATACGATCTAAGTCTTTTGCTAATTGATTCTCAAAGGCTATATTATCATTAATACTTTTTTGATTTCTTTTATATTCTATTTCATCATATTTAGTATTTATATCATCAATTCTTACTTTATTTGCTAAAAGTGCGCTTTCATAATTTTTAAATCCAGCTTCGTTTAATGTAACTATATCCTCTTGTAATTGTAATTCAGATTTTACAATTTCTTTATTTCTATCATCTAATGTATCAATATAATTTTGTACTTGTACATTTTGAGCTTTTAATAACGCATCTGCATTCTCTTTTGCTATTTGTTCTGGTGTCTTACCTTCTTTTCCGCCTCCTTCTTGCTTTAATTCTATACTCCCGGTTAGTTTAGATATCCTATCTAGCAAATCTTTTTTCTTAGATTGTTGTTTATTCTCTTTGTTTAAACTATTTATGATATTAGTATTCTTACCATCTATAGAGGTATATGTTTTTTCTGTTTTGTTTACTACATTTAGATTATCAGTTAATAATTTATTAGAATCCTTTAATGGTTTTTGATTTACTTTTTTTAATACTGGGCCAGATTTTAACTCTTCTTTGATTAATTTTTCTAATTCCTGTTCAGCCTGTTTTAATAAAATTACATTTTTAAGATTATTAATATATGCGCTATAAAATTTATTCAAATTTTTTATACCATCTCCTTCAAGCTTTAGTCCTTTAAATATATCTGGATTTATTGATTGAAGCTCTTTTATCGCTCTATTTTTTCTTTCTCTTGTTTCGCTTTCACTTTTTAATATTTCTATAAGCGTAGCTACTTTAGTAGCCTCTCCTGATACAGATGAAATAAGCGCATCGTTTTCATCTTTTAGTTTTTTGGTAGCAGATGCTGCGGCTTGAGCTCTTTGATCCCATAATGTTAATGCTGCAACTATTGATGAAAATGCAAAATATGCTATACCTGCTCCTCCAGCTATACTCCCAAATAATGCTGGTAAGTTGTTTTGTATACCTCTAAATCCGTATGGTAAATCCTGGATAACTAATGCTAAGTTTGTCCATTGCATATTAGATTTCTTAACTGAATTTCCTGCTGCTGCTGCTGCGTTACCTGCTTTTGTTTGAGCAGTAGAAAGCTGATTCATACTAGCCGCTAAATCATCTACACTCTTCTTTGTAAACTTTAAATCTAAGTTATTATCCTTTAAATATTGGCTAAGCTTCTTTGCTGATGCAGGAACATTCCCTAGATCAAAGTCAAAGACTATCTTAACCATTTGATTATCTGCCATTATATTATAGGTTTAACAATTTTATATTTATTTAACACTTCTTTTAGCTCTTCTTCTGTCATCACTCTCTGCTTCACAAAGTTACGAGTATCGCAGTCTAATTCAATAAGCTCTTGTGGCTTAACTTTCTTACCCTTTGGTAGCTGAATATTAATAAGTAAAGTTGTTTGCCATCTAGTCCTAATCCATTTCTGCTCTTCCTCGTGCCTATATCCGTACCACACAAAATCTAATTCAGCCATGGTCATCTCCCAAAACAAATGGGGAAGCACTTTGCACTCCCCCATTGTATATCTTTCTATGTCAATCCACTCTAATTTTTTTTTACTCCATCTTTTTTACTTGACTTTGTTGGCTTATCTTCTATACCGCTATTCATGCTTTCTGAAAGTGTTGACATTACTTCTTGGAACTTTTGTCCACCCATTCCTCCAATGTCATCTATCCAATCACACACTTCCATTTCAGTAAAGCTTGGAGTAATGCCTTGAGAATATAATGGATATTCAGCAGCCGATTTTAGTAAGTTAACAATAGCATCAAGCGTATCCTTGCCACTTAAAGCATCTCCTATGTCAGAAGGCCCTATTTCTTGTAATTGACAGAATCTTTTAAGACTCCATGTACAAAAACGCATCGGTATCTTCTTTCCATCGGAAAGAGTTAATTCAAATTGTCCTCTCATATGTTTGGTTTTTTTGGTTTGTTTTTACTATGCGTTGGTAGCGATAGTTAATGGCCCTGTTCCTTTGAAAGAAACTGAGTAAGTAACTGGATTCTCCATATCAGCAGTCATATCTACACTCTCAATAAATGCTGAACCTGAATAAATCACATCACCTGTTACTGGAGTTACACCACCAACTGTTGAGTTATCTACTGTAGTAAACTTAACTGTAACCGCAGTTCTAGCGATTGCTAAAGCATTCAATTCAGCAGTAGTTACATAAGTAGCAACTGTTCCTGGAACTACTGTAGCTAAACCATCAGTTGTTAAAGACCAAGACCTTTGCCCACCAATTTCATCAGCCCATCCTAAGCTTTGTTTTGTAGATGCGTCTGGAGCATCGATAGCCAAACTTAAAGAACATGAAGTAGCGAAACCTATTACTTCAGTTCCAATTAGAACTACTAATGAAGTTCCGTTAAATACACTTGTTGTTGCCATTTTATTTTATTTTTCTTTTATGTTAATTGATTCACGAAATGATCCATTGTTATCACCCTTCTAAACACATATGCCTCATCCACATAGTCAAAGGTAGCAATATTACTAGCAACCTTACAAGTGACTATTTTAAAGTCAGGTGCAGTATTAGGATAGTTTGGTGGTCTAACACCTATTATCTCTAATAGTTCATTTGCATAAGTATCAACAGTCTTCTGCCCTACTTCCCCTGCTTTAAAAGTCCTATAAACTATGTCAAATTGGATAGTAACATCAAAGCCGAAACTCTGCTTATTACTATTGTCCACTTGTGTCTGACTACTGATAATCAAAAAAGGTGGTTCTACTGTATCAGGTGCTATGGTATCATAGGCAGCTAATGAGTAGGAGGCCGAGATAAACTTATCGTAATAAGCTTTCCTTAATGTATATCCGCAGTCCTTCATTTTGGTACAAATTTAATGAAATATATTTATATCTTAACAGACTTCAATTTCTTAAGCATAGATGTAAACACCTCGCTATAAGAACTAAACATATATGGTCTATGAGGAACTCCCAATAAAGCTTTTTTTCTTCTTTTAAAAGTAGCAGCATATTCTTCTAAGTCACCCATATTTACATTTGGATAAACAGGTATCTGAAAACTATCCCCTGTTCCAAATTCTACATAAGCAGCATATTTAACATTAACATTACCTGCGCTTACACTTGCTCCTTTGCCTACTACAAACTTACTATGTCTAATTGTATCTTTTAAATGAACTTTACTTAATGAACTTACAGGAACGGCTTGTTTTGCTTTAGCTGCTATTTCTATAACCGCTGCATCAATAATAAGCTTAGACTCTTCCATCATCTTTTGAGGAGATGCCTCAAGCCTCTTGATTATCGCATCAGCACCATATATCTTTACTCCAAACTTTGCCATTACTTAAGTGTTGCACAACCTATTAAATAATATTGATTCAAGTCAGCTTCGTTGATAATAGAGTTAATCATATAAGTCCTTGACTTCCAAGTTATTACAAGAGCATTAGTAAATGTCTTGCCTGTTGTATATCTGATCCTAAATGTAGCTCCATCATTAATACTATCCTTACCTACTATATTAGTCCTAGAATTGGTATTAGTGACCAATTCAGCCCAGCAAGTGTAGTATGGTACTAAAGTATTGACAAACCCTCCTGCACTATCAGAAACGCTTGTTTTAGTATTAAATGTAATCCTATTTTTTAATTGTCCTATCATTAGAAGATAATACTTACCCTTTTGTAAGGTTTCATTAATTCGTAAGCCGTTGTTAAGTTAGCTGAAGGCTTAGTGCTTTCAACACTTGATTCTCTGTACTCATATAAATCACCTACCATCTTCAATAAAGCCGTTTTCATAGACTCTGGAGTAGTGGCATATCCACAAGTATAAGTAAATCTAAAGTCACTCATAAGAGGTGAATTAAAGTAAACCTTTTTGTAGGTATCACCTATAACTCTATAATCCCCAAGTACCATTGCTACCCATGCAGCACCATCCCAATATTCTACCAATGTAATACTGTTTATAGGAGCATAAGGAAGCTCTATAAACTCATCTACATAAGCTACTACCTTTAGGGTTCTAGCAGTCATAGCAACTGAAGCGTACTGCTCTAATCTGATCCTAGCGGTTTCTATAAGGTTAGTAATCAAAGTATCATCTTCGCTATAATCTACTCTTAAATAATCCTTTGCGGTCTGTAAGGTAACGATTGTTGCCGAAGGGGCTACTGTAGTCGTTACATCTCTTAGTATCTGCATTATGCTAATTTTTACAAAAATAACTAAAATTTAGTGTAAACAAAAAGGGATAGCTTTCTAGGCTATCCCTTGTATTGTAAATCTAATTAAAGATTAAGCAACATTACCAAAATCACC